CTATTATATTATAGCCATCATCTTTTATTTGTTCCATCTTATAACATAATATAACATACTAGAATGTTCTGTCAAAATTTCTTTATAATATTTATTTAATCTTTCCATGAAATCTAGCTTCAGCTACCAAAAGTAATAACTTTTCTTTAGAACCTTTAACTTCAACATACTCAGAAAAATCTGGGAAGAAACTTTTCGCAGGTTCGAACACTAATTCAGCCCTTAATTTTATAGTATCTATATCCGGAGAATCATCAAAAGTTAAAATTAAAGGCTCTTTCGAAGCTAAATTTTTTGTATGAGTTTTAATCAATAATTGCCAGTTTCCCTCTTTAGGCTTTTTAGCTATTACAAAAGCATAACCTTTATCATTTCCTCTAAGTCTTTCGCAATGCCAAACCCCAAGAATATAATCATTTTTATCTATCATTTTCGTCACAATCTAAATAATTCTCATTTTCCGCAACCTCTAAATAACTGACTCCATCTACATCTAATTCTATAATATCTGAATTTATCATCCAACAAATATAATTTGCTCCCCCGTCTTCGTTGTCAATTATATTTTTAATACTTTTGTTTTTATGTTTTCCGAACCAAATTATTTTTTCAAGAGTAACTAATTGGGCAGGTTCTTTGATTTGAACTTTAAAATTTCCCATAAATTATACCCACTTCCTTATCGTGAATAATTAATGCAATCATTAAATAATCCCTTTTCAAGCTTACTAGATATATTATAAAATCTAGACGTAGAAGTTTTCTCTTTCCAAGCGGTATCTTCAATTCTTTGATAAGTCTTTGGCGAAGGAGTAGCGCAACCCATTAAAAATATAAATAGAATACAAATGATAAAACGATACATATTTATCCCTCCCTTCTCCTATTTTTCTCTATAGCTTGTTCAACAAAATCAACCAACTTTGACAACCCTATATATAAAAAATATATTATTTTTTCAGCAATTAATGTAAGATATTTCATAATTCCTCCATTATATTTTCTAAATTTAATTATTAATGATTTTTACCTTGTAGATAAGATAAGATTCCCCAAATACAATCTTTGCGCCATCTTTAAATTTTACAAAATAACTCCATTTTTTTACTATTGGTCTAGTTCTTACATTTAAGTAACTCATCGATATAATACGACCATAAGTACCTACTCTTTCTGTTCTTATCTTATCTAAATATTCCCATACACCAATCGGTTTTCCCCATCCGCTAGCGGAATCAATATACACTTCGTTGATGCAAATATTACCTACATCTACTATTTTAACTAAATTGCCTATAAAAAATGCTGGTTTTTGAACATGGCATTGTTCCATATTCTTTTTATAAAGTAAAACTTTTTGTCTGTCTGTAAATGCTTTCATTTTCCCCCCTTGGCTCTATCTTCATTAAATATATCTCCGAGGTCATTATCGGTATTAGCTTTCTTAGAATCTACAAATAAATGAAAACAACCATCTCCCTTTACTGCTTCCCACTTTCCTTTTGTATGTGGCATAATATCCTCCTTAGTTAAATGGTCATCACTAATAGTAAATATTTACCCATAGTCTAGGTCCTTTTGTCTATGAAACCCTCTGTACGTTCAAGTATAACCCTTGTAGGCCATTCATCCGCTAGTAGTAAGAGAATTTCAGCCTCTTCCGTAATATCAGCGTTAAAATCGATTTTATTCATTATTCTATACCACCCTAACTTCATTTCAGCAGACTTGATTTTTCCTTTAATCTCTGAAGGAGTTAGGCTTGAATTTATAACTTTAAAGGCTGAAGTAATCTTTAAGGTTTCCATTCCTATCATATTTTTATAATTAAGGCCGAACATCACAGGCTCATTCTCTTTACATTGAAGGATATCAAATTTATTTTTCTCAAATCCTTTGTTTGTAGCCACAAGTATTTTCATTTTTTATTTTCCCTAAACCTAAATTATCGAATTTTTATTTCTTGGCTTCTCTTGCAATCTTCTGGATTTTTATCAAGTCTAAATATTCTTAATTTTTCTTGCTCTATATCCTGTGAATTTCTCTTGTCATTTGTTCCTACTACTCTTGGATGCCTTAGAGCCCCCGTTTTAGTAAATTCTTGGCATTCTATTTCAATCGTTTTCCCGAGATATTCGTTTGGGTTATCTTGCATATCCTGTCTTAAAACATCTGAAAGTCCTCCGGCATATGTAAGTTGTTTTTCTCCATAAAATCCTATCCCCACGCTTCCGACTTTACCTTTATGCTTTCCCGCCCCATCCTTAAACCCTGTCACTATCATTGTGAGTCTAGTATGTTTTTTAACTTTTAATAAACTATGTATATCTCCATATAAACCATCTAGATTCTTTAACATTATTCCTTCTTTTCCCATTCCAATTTCTAACTCATAGAATTTTTTCATATTCTTGGTTCTTTGTACAAGAATTTCTATTGTCGTATCAGGATATTTTAATCTTATTTTCTTTACTATATCTTCTAATATAATTCTTCTTTCACGAAATGGTATGGCTCTAGCGTCTTTCCCTTGATACTTTATTAAATCGAATGTTCTATATTTAATCCATCCGATATCTTGCTGTCTTTCCCAAGCGTGTTCTGGGCTCGCCCCCACTATACTTTGTGTAGCTCCCATCGTATCTATTTTAACGGGGGCAATCCCTTCTCCGTCAAGTATCGTTCCCTTAAATTCTACCAATTCTAAATCTCTTAAATGTGGGAAGTTATTCGTTCTTTCCATAAATTTTTGAGTCTTATCGGATATCCTTCTAGTATCAAATCTATTGCCTTCTGGAGTTATGTGCATCTTGAGTCTCGTCCCGTCCAGTTTTTCTTCGGCAATCCATCCGTACGTCTCCCAAATGTTTTCGGGGATGGTATATATCGCTCCACCGCTAGCTTTTGAGGCTTCAATTTGTTCTAGGTCTAATTCATATTTTTTAATCGTTCTATTCATCTTCCCTCCTATTATATTATAGCCATCATCTTTTATTTGTTCCATCTTATAACATAATATAACATACTAGAATGTTCTGTCAAAACTTCTTTATAATTCGTTTATCTCTCACAACATTTTTTAAATTTTTATTAAAACTAAAAAACCTTCCGCCATCAATTCCAATTATAATTATAGAATTTATGGAGCAATTCTCTTTCTTTACTCCTAACCGACATCATTCGATTAGATTCGTTACCCCTTATCTTTAAGTCATGAGTAACATATTTTGTAAAAGTATTATATAGGCCCCAAACTCCAAGCTTTTTAGTTTCGTCAATCGCTTCGTTCCAGAGTTGCTTCCCGAGCCTCTGCCCTATATTTACATCTTTAAAAAATTGTTCAACTCTTGACTCTGAAGGCTTAATCTTCATCCAATTTCTCCAAATCTCAATCGTAGGGCCAAATTCCTTCATCTTCTCTTTTATTACATCTTCGAATCCATCGGTACTAATGTTTCGAAAATGCCTCATCGATAATCTAGCCATAGCCTTTGGAACAACAAGACCATTTGTGCAAACTAGACGGTTAGCATTCAATTCAAATCCAACTCCAAATTGTAGATTAAAAGAATTAAACGCTCTTAGGCCAAAACTAACTACATCTCCAACGGCAACCTCGGTCTGTAATGCCTGACCATTTCCGATATCATACTGAGCAAACATCACCGAACCATCCCGACAAACATCTATTCTTTTTCTTTTAAGAAACTCCATTGAATCAAAAGTTTCAATTACTGTTCTGTGATGAATAGGAGTATATGAGTTTCCCACTATCCCGAGAACTTTACCAGAATCAGTTCTAACTACCGCCTTTCTGTCTGGAATTTCTTCCCCTCCGTCAACTTTAATTCCCTTTAACTCTACGTCGAAATTCACTTTTTCCATCTTTGACCTCCTTCAATTTGATTATGGCCATAAAATCAACACTATAATCCTAGTTTATTTTTAACCTCATCGATACATTTATCGTACATCTGTTTTGCCTCTTCTATCGAAGGTATTTTATACTTTTTCTGGAAAATTTTACATCTATAAAAACAACCATCTGTGTTTGTACCTTTCTCGGCGAAAGGGCATTTATGATTTTTCCTTTTATATTTTCTTGTAAACATTTGAGGACTTTCATATTTAACTTTACCTATTTTATCAAATTCTTTAGGCCACATTGCTGTTTCTCTGGTAAGGTGTTTATCCTTAGACCAATTAGTTTCCGTTACTTCCCCTGCACACAATCCGACATTAGTTACAGTATGTTTATAGCCTGTTTCTGTGCTATCTTCGAAAAGAATCTTTTCGGTTTTGTCTAAGTCAATCCGAAGTTTCTGAAGTAATTCTAAATATTGTTTATCAGTTAAATATATACTCATCTTCTTCCTTTCATTTGTCTTTCGTGGTATTATAGCCATCATCCATAATATCTATCATTCATCCCTAAATTCGTGATAATGACTATCTGCTTCATTCGGTATTTACCCATGGTCTAGGTCGTATTTCGTCTGAAACCCTCTGTAATCGACTGTGGTCAAGGGTTTCGGGCAATTTAGGGCCTTCTTCCACAAAAGATAACACGCATATAGAAAATAAAATTAATATGGCTATAGCCGGAATTAAATACCATTGTATTGCTATTTTGTCATCTATTAAGTTCATAATCTCTCTTCTTCGTTTTAAATTGCTTAAGGTGTGATTTCTTCATTCCAATTGCTTTCAGCCCATTTTTTATATTCTTCTTCTTTTTTGATTTGATAAATTAATATTTCTTTTATTATTCCAATCGGTCTATAAACGAAACCTGTTTTAGTAACAACTTCGTAATCATTATCGCAATCTTCAAGCCATTTGTTTATATTTTTAAGCTCATTTAGCATATCATCTTTCACCTTGTCTTCGGCTCTTGTGTTCCATGCTTTCATTAATTCTTTTTCAGATAATTTGAAGCTATTAAAACCAACTCCACATTCTTTACAATAGATAAAACTCTCTCCCATAAAATGATTATCTCTTCCTATCGGCTCGTAGTTATATTCTGCTTCTTCTCCGCAAAACGGACATGGTTTAAGTTTTTCTTTATTCATTAGTTACCTCAAGTTCGATTGTTAATAATCCTTTTTCTCCAAGAGTATAAAAGTCTGGAATATGTTTTCTTGTCGGAGAACTTATCTTAGCGCTTACGATGTAGCAACTTCCAGCATCAAAATGTTTTGCAAGAACACTGCTTAACTCTTTTATATTTATTTTTAATGAGGTTACTTTTTGTTCGTTCATTTCACACACTCGGTGTAAAAAATTACTAAATAATAATGCAATATTGCCTTTAAGTTGGAATCAAGTTTTATATTATCTTTTGCTAAACACAAAGCGTAAAATGCAGAATTTCCACCCATATTAGCTGCAATAACATTTGGATGTATGCCCAACCTCTTTGCTGCTGCCTTTCTTACAGTGTAAACATCACCTATTTTTATCTTCATTGTTCACGCTCCTTTATATAGATTAACTAATCAATTCTACAAGGTCTTGCATGTAAATCCAAACTTCATTTAAACCACCACTATGGCCTTCTTCCCATGCCTTTGACCATAGCTTTTCTTTCTTTTCGTTATTTTGAATACTAAGTTCTTTAAAAGCATCTTGCTTAAATTGTTCATTCAATCTATTACCTTCGTCATGATACTTTTGGCGTCCTTCTCTAAATCTAACCATCAACGACTCATAAACCCTTAACGAACTCGTATAATTTCGTGCTTCATTAGATGTATGGCCTCTTTCTAGGAATGGTTTATGAGGTCTATATGGATATTCCATTAAATTTTTATATTTTTCAAAATTCATTTTTCATGCTCCTTTTCTTTTGCGTGTATTATAAATTGGGATTTTCTCATCTTCTTTTTTGTAATACGTTCCATACCATTCCAAGTTATCCGAACAATTATTCTTTCTGTTTTCATCTTTATGTCTTACAAATCTGAGACATTTATTATTCCTTACAAAGGCAATAGCAACTAATCTGTGAACCATAACTCTTGTCCTTTTTCTGTTGTTCCATAAGGCAAGAACTTCATAACCCCGAGCGGAAGTAAATGATTTCATAATCCTTCCCATATCTGTTATCCAGATATTGCCGTCATTAGTTATCCGGTACTTAGGAAACCCTACTATCTTTTTATATCCCGCTCTAGTTAGGTCGTCTTCAAGCATCTTTGTCCTCAAGTCTTTTAATATTCTTATTAATCAATCCGTTTATTCCATTTTAAAATATTAGTTAATCCAAATACATCACCAGATTCAAGGGTGCAACCACAATCAACACAAGATATAATCATACTTTGACCCCTTGTTCCCTTTCTTTCTATTTTTGCCTCTCCTCCGCAAAATGGACAAGGTTTTAATTCTTGCGTACCCTCTTTCCCTTTAATTTCTTTAGGCATTTGATAATCTTCACATTTAATATTCACACAAACCCAATAAGGAGTCATTCTAGTTTCCCCATTAATCGTATTAAAACGTTTTTCAAGACTACAATTACATTCTTCGCATCTAGGTTTAGTCATCTTTCCCTCCTATTATGTTATAGCTATCATCCGTAATTTTAATCATCTATCATCCCTATTCTCTTTGAACGATAATACCTCTTTTTTGAAATATTTTTTAGATTTTAGCAAAAGCTTTTTTCCCTGATAATATGCACGATTATATTCTATCCTCTTCTCTCGCCGGGCATCATCATATTTTTTATAATATTCACGCATTTTTTCTTTATATTCTTTAGTCTTTTTATAAGGATGATTAGACGATTGATGAGAATGCCATTTTCTATATTCATCGGGATATAAATCTTTTTTTCTCTCAATAACTTTTTTTGACGCTTTCTTTTGATATTCTTGTCCATATCTCTTTTTAACGCTACAACTAATGCCTCTGGCGTATAAATCTCGATAATGTTCTTTTTTGTCTTCCTTCGACATTAAGGCTATTCTTATTGTCCCTTGAGCAATATTAAATTTTCTCCCTAAATCTCGTTGCGAAAACTCCCCAGTTGCATATAATAATTTAATGTTATCTATATCTTTTAAAGATAATTTCGCACTTAATTTTTCTTCTCTCTTATATTTAGGATATTTAGGTATCAATGATTATACCAACCTCTCCATTCATAGTGAGCAGGGTCAAAAGGTATCTTCCAACGTCCTCCCCAAGTCAACCCTAAATCTTCTCCCATTTTCCCAAGTTCCAAGTATGGGGCTTCTTCGTAGGCTAAAATTCTTTTCCCATCAGTAAAATATATATCGGCTGCTAGTCCTAATGTATGTTTAGAAATTCTAACAGTAGTCGTGTTCTTCCCTTTCTTATAGAGCTTATCCTGTCGCTCTTGAGTCCTATAAGTTTCTGCTAGTATTATTTTATATTCAGGCCATCGTTTCCTAGCCGTCTCGAGCAACTCTTTTACTCTTTTACTCGCTTCAAACTTCATAGAACTTAATTTCTTTTCATCAGTAGCATTCATAGCAAGTGCCGTCCTAGCGTGCATTGGACTAAGTATTAATGCCAGTAGTATTAATCTCCTTAGTATTAAGTTTTTTGTCATCTTGTCCTCCCTTTGTTTATCTTCTGTAGTATTATAGCTATCATCCATAATATATATCAACTATCATTAATCATTTATAAAAATGTTCAATAGCACTCCATCGGTAAAAGTATATCTCTTGATATTTATAAAATTCATAATCATTGGGAAATCGTTTTATATCTTCTTCTATTTCTAAGGCTATCTCGCATCTTTTAAAAAACGTTCTTTTACTTATTTTTTTAGCCTCATCGATAATCTTTTCGAGCTTTTCCATCTCTCTGAAAGGGTTATCTACACAAGTTCCTATAAGTGTCTTCTTTTCCATATTAATATCTTCCCGTTCTCATTACAAAATCTCTTTCAGTTTCACTTGTTCCTCTTCCATTCAAGGCCTCTTGTATAATTGTTTTAGAATATTTTTGTTCTAACTGTCCGTGTTTCATTTTCTTAGCTTCTTTTCTGACCTTTCGGAGAACATTTTCATAGGAAATATTTTCATCAATCTGTGTATAAAATCTATCTTTTACTCTTCTAATCCTATTCATATCCATTATTTTTCTCCCCTTTATTCATGTTGTTTTTGTTCCTATAATATAATATAACATATTATAATATACTGTCAAGAGAAGAATTTTCGATATTTTAAAAAAAATTTCAAAGGCAAAAGGGAAGAAAAAAAACGCTTCATCTATATTTTACACTTAGCCTAAAGCTTAATGCGTATAAATGAAGCGTTATATTTAATTTATTATATTTTAGTCTATTACATTAAATTCAAGAGTGAGGCCTTCCCTTTTAGCCCCTTGAGATAAGTCTATTGTTACTTTTCCTTGATACTCTCCTACCTGAGCCAACTCGCCATCTTTAAATTCATAAAGAGCTTGACCCAAAGCTTCGTCTGTTATTTTACATTCACCTCCACCTATTCTCTTATTTGTATCTTTTGATATAAAATCAAAAATTACCTTCGAGCCTATAAGTGGAATTTCTTTTTCGTTTGTCCTAATCTTAAAGAGAATAGGTGTTCCATAATCATTTTTCTTTAAAACAATCATAATCTGACCTCCATTTATTTTATTATCTTCCTATCTTAACTTCTCCTACTTCGTCCAACCAAAAATCTGAAACAAACCAGCCCTGTTTCTCTATAGGAATTTTAGTCTCGGGCCAAGTTAAAATAGCTTTTCCCTTTTTATCTGTAGAAACTGTCCCTTTTGGAATTAAAACTATCGCCCCTTTAGGAACATTAAAAATATCCGATTTCTCAATAGGATATAATCTTACTTCTTTTCGTAATAAACTACAACCGCTTTGACTTACCAAAAGCACGATTAATACGAGAAGGGTCCCGAGAGTCAATCCCTTTTTCAATATCATCTTTGACCTCCTTTCTCATTTTTGTTCTTTTCTTTATTTTATCTAAAAATAATGTTAAAAGTTTACCTGATAATTTTATAAACCCTAAAATTGAAGCCCACATAAGTCACCTCTTTGTAAAATGTCGCAGAGGGGCAGATAATCTCTAGGTGCGAACTAGAGCGAAAGGAGGTCACTTCCGTCCACCCCTCCACTTGTTACGTTAAATTGTCCATCCCATTCCTAACAACCATCGTTTAATTTTTTCTACAAAATTATTGACAATATCATAATATTTATTTAAAAATGCTATGACTTTCTCGTCAATATCCGTCCAAAAGAAAACTACTTCACAGATTCTAGTCAATCCCACCAAAATTTCTTTTATGATAGGAAGGACAACCTGAATTATCCCCAAGACGACAGGAATTAAATTTTTTATTTTTGTTATCATTTTAATCACTTCAACCACCTCCTCTTAATTTTATGTTATTTAACGCTATTTCAACCTCTTCCAAATTATTCTTTTTGATAACCATTAATGCGGCCAAGAGTTTCAATCATTTGCTTATGTTCTTCTCTTACATATCTAGAGGCCTCAGAAGATGAAGCTTCGTGGGTATCTATTTTCTGCCACAGCTTGTCAAAGCCTGTTTCCATCTTAGAAGCTACTTTGTCCAGAGTCTCACCAACTTTTTCTATTTTGCTTACGGTTCTAATGACAAAATACTTTATCATCCAGATAAAAAGACCAGTCATCACTATGGTCAAAAAAGCTCCTACTCCATATTTTACATATAATTCCACAATTTCTATGGATATCATCTTTGCTCCTCTCTTACGATTTCATCGGAATCTACTATAGCGGAAGCTATATACGGTTCTTTTGAAATGTTCTTAGCAAAAAGACCCTGTGATAAAATTTTGGGTTTCTGCTTATTAAGATTAACCACTTCTTCCTTCTTCCTTTTAACTAACCTATTCTTGACGATTTTATATGCTTTAATGTTATCCCAATCTTTTACAATAGCTATGGGAATAAAAAACTCCGTTAAACCATGATTCTTTATTTTCCAAAAATTAGATATCTTAGCCGTATCATTCGGAAATCTACGGCTCAAATATTTTTCATCCGTAAACATAAACTGAACATCGCCATTTTTGTCATATCCTAATAACATTTTTATCCTTTTAAATCTTTTGCAAACACAGCAAAATCAACCTTATTGATTCTAGAAATAGCATATATTTTTTTATAAACCGAAGCCGAACGGTCATAAATATATAAAATTAAAGCAGCAAATATCCTTATCGTATCAAGTTCGGTCTGCCCCATTTTATCCCAAAACGCTATGCCATGTTGATTAAATATTGTATCTTTAGCGAACTCGGGAGTAAATACGCTCATAGTTCCATCAGCAATATTATGTTCATAATACGTTAAAGCAGTATTAACATATCTAAATAAGCCCCATTGTTCTGGGCTTAGTCCTCCCCCAACCCATAAATATGATGTTGTCGAATTCCACTCTCTAACATTCGCTAAAACTCCAACACTATTTTCATTAAAATCGGCTAAGCCCGGTAACTTAACATTTACGCCAAAAGTATTATCAGGCCATAAAGCATTAGGGATGAGGGATAGACCTGCACTTACGATATTAGAGACATTAGGTCTAAGTTGAACAACGTTCCCCTGTGCATCACTAATCTTTAGTCCATAAGGCATTATGATATCCCCGCATAATTTTTTAAATAAACAACATAATCCACTTCACTAACTCCATTAGAGCCTATTGAGTTTACATTCTTAACCCCTCCGGCCAAAGGGGTATAATTTATTCCTTCTATTTTAACTTCTTTGCTTGCATCTCCCCAATATGTTCTAAATTTTCCGTTTTGCGTTCTTTGAGCGTATGCCCAAAAATATCTAGTAAAAGTCCAAGTAGCGGGATTCAATCTTATCCATCCAAGCCCTCCGGTAATAAAAGATATAGTAAAGCTAAACGGCCAACTAGCCTGCAATAAACCACCCAAAAATTCACCGCTTCCTTTTAGCACGAACCTCAAAGCATCTGTGGTTACAAGAACCGTATCAGGGCAAGCCCAAGTTCCGCTAACAGCCCCTTCTGCAGTCGAATCCGTAACGTTCCATCCCGCATCATTATAAGCTACATCCGAA